CTCTCAGGGTTTTGAGCCAAGCAGCCATGACAACAACCCTGTGCTTGTCACACAGTTGCTCCATGTCAGCGGTAGTCAACTCATCAGCCGTTTGCCCATGGTCGTCGGTGGTCGAGGGAAGAATCCATTGCACGACTTTGGTGGCAGCGTTTCTTATTCCCGGAGATATAGCCTATTGGCAATCCTCGGCCTAACGGCTGACATGGATGTTGATGGAGATTTTGCTGATCTCGCAGAACCTGCACCTGCCAAGCCTGCAGCAAAGGTCGAAGGCGTTGCCGACAAGGATCAGCCACTGTCAAAAGAAGATCGCGAATTGTGCCTTGGCTTGATTCAAGAGCTGTCTGCTGACAACCTTGCCCGGTTTTGTAAAGACTTTCGACGGGACTTTGGTCTCGCCAGTGATGCCAAAATCGCACCGGTTCTAACTGGGGTCAAGCATCAAAATTGGATGAACGAAAACCTCAAGAACTATGTCTAACGAAAAAACACCAGAGCAAAAGCGTGACGCAAAACGCCGTCACCTTCATTTCCAAGTGCGGCTTGACCCTCTGTTAGCCGCCAACCTGCAGCACTACGCCGATGCCAATCACAACGGCGTACCTAATGCAGCAATCAAAACCATTCTCTCTCAATTCTTCAAAGGTATCGATCACAATGGCTGATTTTGTCCCCGCACTCACTCACCAAATTAAATGGTCTGTTGGTGAAAACCGTTTTGACACAGAAGGCAAGCAACCAAAACAGTTGTCCTTGTTCGTCACTAAGCAGTCAATTCTTGAGCTTGCGTCTCACCTGACAAAACTGGCTGGCGAGACTGATCGCATTAAAACCGGCAAGGTATGGGATTTTGCCAAGAAGGAAGAGGTTGAAGTCGAAGGCTTCTACCTCAACGGCAAAGGTCAAACCGGTCAATACGGTGATTTTGGCTCAATCAACCTGCAGCAGATTCCAAGCAAGACCACTCCTGATTTCTGATTAACTCAAGAGGCACGGCTAAACACCGTGCCTATTCTTTTGACATGAAACCAACCATTGAACAAGTCGAAAAAAATGGCAAGTTGGTTTGGCGCGTAGAAGCTGCTGGGGTTGTTCGATATCACGAGCAAGACTGGCAAGCCCAATGGCTTTACAGCTATCTGACACGTCTCTATAACTGCGATGAGACCAACCCTCAGTAACTGAGTCATGGCCCCTGTGAACATGAATTGGACGACACGTCCTCAAGATCAAATTGACGCAGCCAAGGCAAGGGTCAGAGACACGTTGCACGAATCCAACCCAAAGCTGACAACGCTTGAAAAGGCGTTTAGAGCATCTGCACTCCGTCAGCGATCAAAGCGTCCATCTCAGCGATGTGATTGACGGCTTGATTTAAAAGCTTGCTTTGGTGCCATTGTTGCCGAACCATGGCGGCGCACAACTGAGTCATCGTGCTGATGTCTCCGCAGTCCTCAATCTCCCTAATACTGCGTTCAAGCGTTAGCTCTTCTTCAAGACTCTGTTCAACGATCATCCATTTGAATGGATCGTAAGGCTCGTTTTTCGGAAGCATAAGGTTCCTCCGTCTTGAACCGTATGTAATCACCTATAGCCGGGAAAAGCCACTCATGCACTGGCAGGCAAGCTTCCCAATTCACAGGTTGAACGCAGTTCATCACGACTGTCGTCCAGAACGCACTGATATAGCCCCAGTTCATCGATCCACAAACACAGCCCAGCCACTTGCTTCACCCTCAATCAAAAAGCGTTGGTAAAAAGCAGGACGTGACATTCTGATCAGCTCGCCTGATCTCTTGGTGTTATGCCCGCCACGCTCCATGTCTGGCAATCCCATCGGGTCCATGGCAATAAATTCGTCTTTGTTATATCCCACGATTACGCTCCAGTGCCCACAGCCTTCGGTGTCGCAAACAGCAGGCTTGCCCTTAGTAAAATCGCCTTTATGCAACCAGCCGACCATTAACGGCCTGCCAGCATCAATTTCAATCTCAATATCCTCCACCCTTACATTCTTGCGAAAGTCGGCATCCAAACCAAGAGCCCTTAATGCAGCGACTTGAGAATGGATTTCGGTTGTGTCGCCATGCTTCCTGCGAAATTGCCTGTAGGCATCTTGACTGTTTACAGCTCGATAAAACGCAGCAACCATTGCCGCCGACGCATCAAAGCATTCTCTAAAGCCGTAACCCGTGAGGCTGTCTAACTGACTGTAATACGGAACCCCATAAACCTCTTGTGTAATGCCGGTGGTCTTCCAGGTCTGGAACCATTCAGCCTCGTCGTCAAGCAACTCTTGATCAATAGACTTCTCCAGCTCTGCGATTGCAGCTAGCTGGTAAGGATCGCCTTTTTTGAAAAACTGAAAGAAGGGGAGCAACGATAAAGCCACAACTACAACCCACAGCCACATTTACTTCTCAACGCGAGTCCCTGGAAATAGGTTGACTTTGACAAAATCCACCACCTTGTCGTCAACGGTATTGTCAGTGGTTTTGCAGTATGCGGTCAAAAGATCAACCACCAACTTCTTGACGCCGTTTGACTGCAAAAAGCGGAACAAGATTGGTCGAATTAGCAGAAGCATCGGAAGCCTGCAGTTTTAAAAATTCTAAACGCGGTTTTGGTGACCCTCAAGCCTTGCAACATTCTGCTCTAAGTCTGAGATTCGAGCGAATAGCTCTTGATCCCTTACTCGCAGGTCGGCATGGAGCACATCCATTCTTGACGCTAAATTATCGACAGCTGAAGTGAGACGCACCAACGAATCCCTTCCATGCTGGTTGTCACGGTTGGCACCTTTGATCCCAGAAGCGGCTACGCCTATTGACGCACCAGCAACAGCAGCCCAGATTTCTACCACCATTCGACCTCTAGCTTGTACTCATCATGGCAGATTCAGTCAACGAAGAAAACGAAAAGGAAGGGGTCTCCATTGCTGACTTTGTTAAGTGCATGGTTTTGCTGTGGAGCGCCACGCTGCTCACCGTTTCTTATTTGGGATTTTTCCCTCAAATGAAAATGGACAACACCTTCGTAGCTTCGCTACTTACAGGATCTATGGCTTCGTTCGGTATTGAGCGAAAAACTAATGGCGGTGGCAAGAAAAAAGAAGACCCTACAATCAAGCAAGAAACCACTACGTCCAAGCCAAAATGAGACGTTTCCTTTTTGTATCGTGCCTAACATTTTTTGCGGTAAGTCCTGCTTCGGCAGACATTACGCACAAAATTCAATCATCAATTCAACTGACTGTTGATGGAGCAGCATCCCAAGCAACGAGAATTGGCTCAAACTACAGCGTTTCTGGCTCTGGCATCACTTTGGACACTGTTGGTGGTCTTGGCAGCCTCACTGCCGGTTCAGCTGTTGGTTTTACTCCTGCCGCTTACAGCCTTACTGATGATGGGGCTAGCTTTAGTTATTCAGAAGCGTATATCGAAGGAGATGCGACCCAAGACGCCACCACAGTGACAGACGGCGTTGTACCTAATTTGCCGTCCCTTGGCAGCACATTGACGCAAGCGGGCGGGGTCGCTGGTGATCTAGCCGGAACAATTACAAACGCTGGAGTTCTTGAGTTAACTCCTGGTAGTGCTGGCACCAGTGCAACAGGACAAGTGATTCTCTCTATCACTGCACACTGATGCGTTGGATTTTGCTGTTGCTTGCTTTTGCTCCAGCGGCAAACGCCGTACCAATCGTGCCGTCGTTTAAGCAAGGAAGCCTTACTTCCCACACAGAAACCACCAGCAAAGTTACTGAAACGATCGTCAGTGAAGACTTTGCCACTGGCTATGAATACAGCACGAGTGGCAACAACATCAAACCTGATGGCCCTATCAACCCTATTGCCAACACCACGATTAACGGATGGACTTCTTTAGGACAAGGGCCAAATTGGTCAATCGTCAATCAAGGAGAGCCGTTTCAATTCGTTCAGACTCTGCATGGGCCAGGGCTTCAAACAAAAACGACCATTCAACGCCTCACCGAAATTACAAGCATTACAGATACAGTCTCTACCTTCTCGGAATAATCCTTTGCGCCCCAGTCCAAGCTGAGGGTATTGGTGGCATTTCTGCAACTGCATCTCCAACTGCCACATCATCTGGGTCGGTTAGCAACCAGGCTGTGCAGATCTTGCAAGGCTCGGCAATAACTAATAGTTACGGCAGCAACATTCAATGCCAAGGGCCAACACTAACAATTACGCCTTACGCCAACCGCACCAAGTCATTCGGCCTACCGTATGAACCTTTTTATATGGACCCCGTTTATGACATCAGCGATCTAGACGAAGACGGCAGGCTAGATAATCCCGGCGACGTGCTGTTTTTTAAAAATACAAGAACAGGGCAAAAGGACAATCACAACTGGAACGCTGGCATATCAATACAAGCGACAATCCCACTTGATGGTGGATTGCAAGAACGTTGTAAAGCCGCAGTAGATACGCAGCTTAAATTGCAAGAACAGGCGCTAGCCAACAGAAGGCTTGACTTTGAGGTTTCACGCCTAAAGCATTGCGGCGAGTTGATGCTTAAAGGGATTCGCTTTGCACCTAAATCACCTTTTGCAAAAGTCTGCGCTGATGTGGTCATTAACTATCCAACGCCCCATACACATCCTATTTCCGTAGTGCCCGCTGCAGCCTCCTCCGCTGCCAAACCGATTCAACCTTGACCTTGCGGCCTAAGGCTTTTTGAATCTTGACCATTACCTTTTTGACGATTGGCTTGATCAACTTCAGCAAAAATGGTGTCGCCAACGCGGCTGACACACCAATCACAGACGACACAGCCACTGTCGTTGCTTGAGGGATTGTTGGTATTGCTTCGACGACCTGTTGAATCAAGGGCTTCACCTCTTCAGCTTCAACCGGCTCTTTTTCTTCAAGCTGCACCCTTGGAAGTTTTACTTCTGGTGTTGATGGTGGCTTTGGTTGCTTTGGTTTTGGCGGTGTAATCTTTGGCGGCTGAACCTCTGGTTCAAAGTCCAAAGGATTAAAAGCAGGCAAATCAATAACTGGCACGCCGATTTCAAGCGTTACCGGCGGAGCATTAGGCACTGATGGTGGGTCATTTAACCAAGTGCGAACCTCTGGCACGCCTACATCATTGACACCAATGTCGTTTATTTCAGGCACTCAATCAGAATGGCGACTTGATGCCGCCTGGGATTGCTGGCCCTGTCGATGTCGGAAGCTCAGGCAACACATCATCAATCTGACCAGGAATCATGTCAGTCACCAACTGAGTCAGCTCTAGCTTTAGCTCACTCATATAGTGCTTTGTGATTGATGGAATGCGGGTGTAGAGCGTCACCGTTCCAATCAATATGCCCGCTGACATCGTGAATGATGCGACAGACATTACGTTAAATAGCTTTTGCACGATCAGATTTGCAAAGAAAATCCCCTTCCCTGGTGTGAGGACAGGAAAGGGGCAGTGTGTCTCCCTATTGGAGACTAGCTCAGAAAAGATACTTCACACCAATTTTGGTGCCAACGTTAGCGGCGTCAAAGTCGTCAACAGTGATGAAGCTGACTTCGCCGTAAAGGTTGAGGTTCTTATCAGCAGTGATGGCAACAGCGCCGCCAATTTTGCCGGAGAACTCAACATCAGCCTCGCCATTGTCGGGCTGGACCAGCGCCGGTCCCGCTTGCAGATACCAAGAAGTGTCTTCACCAGCGCCTTCAACGCCAATGTGGAAATCAGTTGTAGAACCGATGTAATCCATGTCTACACCGTCACCGCCAGCGAAACCGGCGTTGCTTTCAATGTTTAGGTAAGGGCCAGCGAGGGCAGACACTGGTGCCAATGCAACTGCCGTAGCGGCTGCACCAATCGCAATTAAAGACTTGATCATGTTTGGAAGGGAAAACGTGTTCCATAAGTACATTAACTGAGCCAGTCAATGGACGGTTTTCAATCTGCTCCTCAGTTTTCATCCGTTCCAGGGAACGTTGAGTAGTGCTTTTTATGCAGCCCTGTATAAAGACCACGCTTTGGATGGTCTACTTTGTCACGACCTTCGAGCATGAAGAGCATCTCAAGCCACGACACCCGATTCGCCATGGCCTCAGTGTCTTCTGCCCCTGGCTTACAGGGGATCATTGGATCAGGTTTTTGCATCAGCTAGAAGCCATCAGGCCATGAGCACTAGCAAATGCTAGAAGCGCCTCAACCTTTGCCTCAAGCGTCACGCAATACTGCAACAGCTCGGCATTGGTTGGCGCGGCAGCATTCGCAATTGTGTTGGTGTCACTAGCTGTAGGCAACGTTCCAGTCGTTGCTGTTGTTGTAATGTCTGCAACGTGCGTGGACTGAATAGCAGCTGTCGCACCAAAGAAGCCGATAGTGTTGGCGTTGATCTCAAGCTGGGTCGTCAACGTGCCAGCAGTTCGAGCCTTTAAGCGCAAGCGCCCGTCTTCAGTGGCGTCGCTTGCGTCGACGATGCTGCTCTCAACAGAGGCATAATCAATTTCCTCTGGGGTGCTGGCGTCGTTTTTGCCACGGAAGAAAACAGTCCCTAGCAAGTCATTGTCTTGACCTGCACCGGATGCACCACGCCGGTGAAACAAGGTGATGTCTCCACCAGACGCAGAATCATTGGCAGTGCATTCTGAACGTATTCCTGTGCCGGTCAGGCTCGTGGTCAGATGCAGCGGAAAAATTGGAGCTGTCTCACCGATGCCAACATTGGTACCGCGCAACCTGATGCGGCTTGCAACGGTTCCACTAGCAGACGACATCAGATCAAGAATGCCATCCTCATTGCCGTCGCCTGCATTGCTGATCTGAGAAAGGATCTGCCCGTAAACGTGAGCGTTGCCTGCATCAGACTGGCCGCGAAACTCAATATTGCCGAGGTTGTCGTCAGCAGCAGGTGATGCTGATTTGCGATACAGCACCAAATCAGGCGCAGTATCTAAACCCGCATCGCTGTTTTCAATAATGACTTGATCAGTAGTGTCACCGCTAAACAGATGAAATTGCGCTGCAGCCGTTCCAGTGCCTAGCTGAAATCCCGCCGCAGTGAACTTGCCCGTAAAAGTTGAGTTGTTGCTGAATGCAACCTCGTTGGCGGCGGTTCGGAAAATACCTGCGGTGCCATTATCACTTAAGAAACCGATAGAAGGGGAGCCAACACTACCGTCAGGGAGCGTGCGGAATAACGTAGACAGCGTGATTGACTTGTTCTTGTTGACGTTTGCAGCCTCTGAAACGTCAACAATTGGCAACAGATCACCCGTTGCAGGTGATGTCAGCGCTGATAGAGCTGAAATTTTGCGATCAGCCATTAGGCAGCCTCCAGGGCAGCAACTTTAGTTTCTAGAGTTTCAATCTTAGTGATTGCCTCTTGCAATGCAGCAGTAAGCAAAGGAACAAGTTTAGCTTGGTCGATACCTTGATATACAGGCTGGTTGCTAGTCTTCGTCCAAGTACGAGTTCGAGTTTCAGTAGTTTCGTTGCCGTCCTCGTCAGTAACCGTATCTTCCCAAGTTAATTCGGCAGGCTTAACAACATCAGTTTTAAGTACGGTTCCATCCCATTCAGTAAGTGTGCCGATGTCTTCCGTCTCGTCCTGCGTTCCAGAAACACTTTCTGGTACAACAGTTTGAGCTTCGTGAGCTATAAATCCATCAACAGTTACATCAGAGTCTTCAATAAAGTTAAAACGCTTAGGCAGTAATTGTTTAACACGACTAATTGCTCCATCTAAAACAACAACATTTTCTTTCAAACGATAATCAGAACTTGTATTGTATGAAACAGACGAGGTGTTCACTACGACTTGACC